GCTGACTTGCATACCCTTTCCTTTCTTGGTGCCTCTTTTAAATTCAAAGATGATCGTTGGTTGCCTTGTTACGACGTGGTTCGACTAGCAACAACGATGGTTTATGAGCAGAAAGAACTCTCATTAGCCCAGCATCTTGGAAAAGCATTTACGTTAATGGTTATGTCGTATCCGACAGAACATTTTCAGGTCTTCTATACCGCGTATGCTTCTCTGGTTAACAGTGATATTGTTAAAAATAACTTAGATGACCCAACGATTAAGTCGTACGCCTTTGTTGGCGCACCGGAAATCAACTCTATAGTTGGTTTTTATACTGGATCGGAGGCTAGTAGTCTAGATGATCTGATGTTAGATTTTTCATCGGATCACCTATTTGCTTTTTAAGTTGTTGAGAAGAGGGTTAATCTTCCCTTAAATGTCGTCATCTTGTTCGGGTGTGCCCATTAAACAGCACTGTTTAAAAGATGTCTAAAATGACTAAAAAAGAGAAACAAGTCCTGTTACAGAAAATGTCAGGCATGCCTACTGCTGCTCCTAAGAAAAGAGCGCGGAGAGCTAGAAAAGCTCGTGTGGCACGAAATCCTGCTCAAAGAGTTGGTCCTCCTGGTCCTAGAAGATCTAGAGGTAAAAGGGGTAAGCGGGTTGCTCGCAACAATCAAGTGACTACTGCCGGCAACATGCGATCGTTTATCATTCCTATTGATGAACAGATCCAAGTTGTGGCGGGGACAACAGGGTTTGGGATTAGTACTTTTGCTATTAATCCGGGAAATCCTGCTTGTTTTCCTTTTGCTGCGCGAACCGCCCAGAATTATGAGAGGTATGAGTTTCAAAGCCTTCGCTTTGAATATAAACCTTCCGCAAGTGTTTTTGCAACTGTTGGTGCACAGGGCTTTGTTGGTGTAACCGGGACTATGGATGCCTTACAGGCAACCCCGAGTTCTCAACAGCAAGCTGAGATTATGCATCATTCACCTATTGTAGAAACTGCGAGACCTACTGGTTTGACACTTCCAAAGTCTTTTTTGGAAACGAAGTCAGCGCGCGAATGTTTTTTCGTGCGACCAAATGGGAGTATTCCCGGTGGTGCCGACGCACATCTTTATGATTGCGGTCAAGTCTTTTTCTGGACAAATGGACAAGCTAATACCAATCAAATTGGTGAGTTCAGAGTAATTGGTAGCTGTAAGCTTATCAACCCTGTTCTTGAAACCTCGTCCAATCCCTCACCGCAGTTTCAGGTTTCGCAGTTCGTTGGAACTGCCGGTACTGCTTTAACTACCGCTACTCCCGCTAATGTCGCTTTTGAAGTGGCTGTTGGGACTGGAGGGGTTGTGAATGCTTTGGCTATTGTTAAATCGTCAAATGTTACGTTCACTCCTCCTGTCGGCAATTATCTTGTCGAGTGGGAAGTTCACTCTGTTAATACTGGAAACGGTACTGTTTTTCAGTGTGAACTCCAGAAGAATGGAAATTTTGCCATTGGAACAAGTGGTGTAAACCAGTCTGTTGTTGGATTGCCAAGTGGTGCGTACACTGATTGGACTTTGAGTCAGTCTTTGTATGTATCTGCCAACGGTACAGATGTTTTCAATGTTGTTGCAAATAATACTTTCTCAACTGGAACCTCAACTGCTTATGGAACTTTACGTTTCACTGCTGTTTAAGTACTGCTGATCATGGTGGGAAAAGACGTGCTAGGCACACGTTAAAATGCTAGACATGTCTACATGAATTCAGATTGTTCTTGTCGTTTGGACTCAAATTGAGTTAAATATGTGTTTACAC